TAACCAACGATGCAACTTCAAAAACATTTACCGATGATAGTTATTCAAATTTAATAGATTCCGGTAGTAATGTAGCTGGTAATATTTTTTATGATAGGGGATTAGTTGTTTTAACTAGAGATATAACGAGTGGTTCTGGTGCTGGAAATTTAACTCAATTTACTTTGGATTTTCGTTCTACAAAAACAATATATGAAAATGAAATATTCATACCAGTATTAGAGGGAGAATTTAATTTTTCACAAAATCCATCAGCAGTATATGAAGATGGTGCTAAAAAAGTTAGAATAACCACAAGTAGAGCTGAATCACTACGAAAAAAACCAAATGATTTAGTTACTACTGATTATTATGATGCTGGAATTAAAAATGTAAGAAATTCAAAATATGCTTATGTTTCTAAATTAGACCCTAATAAATTTGGTAGTTTTGATGATTATGAATATAGTGGTTCAATAGACCCAACTGGTTCTTATTTAGCTCCATATATTACAACAATTGGGTTGTATGATGATTCATTATCATTACTAGCAGTTGCAAAATTACCACAACCAATTAAATCAGAACCAAACTATCCAGTTAATTTTATAATACGTTTCGATACATAACGTTATATTTATACTAAATAAACACATATAAAAATGGCAAGCATTGTTGATATATACACAAAATCAATTCCTAAAACAGGAGTAGCTAATATTAAAGGTGGAGATAAAACTCCAATAAATGCGGATGGTGGGTTAAACCTATCAACTGATGAAACTAAACTTAGCAAAGCTAGAAAAGGTGCAGTGAATACTACAAAAAAGTATTCAGAACTTTTCAAAAAATAATCAATGAGTTGGAAATTTAATGGAAATATTGTTACGGAGGAAAACACACCGGAAGGTGCAGTTGGATTTATCTATAAAATGATACACATACCAACTGGTAGATTTTATATAGGGAAGAAATCCCTAAATCAGGTTCGAAGATTGAAGCCCCTTAAGGGTAAGACTAGAAAGAGAGTTGTTAGAAGTGCTTCCGATTGGGAGAAATACTATTCATCAAACGAATGGATTAAGTCCGAAGTAAAAGAAGGTAGAGCTGGTGATTTTGAAAGAGAAATTATCCAGTTTTGCTTTTCAAAGAAATCCTTATCATATTACGAAATTAAATGGCAGTTTCATTACGATGTACTGGCCAACGAACAAGCAATAAACGAAAACCTTATGGGAAAATTCTTCCGTAGGGATATTATAAACCCATAGTTATGACAATACCTCAAATCGCACATAAGTACGGAATCTCCGAAGCTTATTTAAACGCAAAAGATGATGCACTTCAAATAGCAGCGGCATCGTTAGTAGACCTTAAAGGAATGGTAACCAATAATGTACCAAGAGAGCAAATTGCTAACAAATTACAATTTTTAGCAGACTTCCTTTATGATGTAAAGAATTCCAACCATTAATTAGGTTATATCGGATAATTTTCGTATATTTGTGATAATAATATCCAAACTATGCTATCTGGTAGGAATAAATTACAAATAATTACAATATTAGATTCTACACTCGGAGTGGGTTCATCCTTAAAGGGAAACGAACAGGCACACCATTGTCCATTTTGTAATCACCACAAAAAGAAACTTCAAGTCAACTTAGATACTCAAAGATGGCACTGCTGGGTATGTGATTCTAAAGGTAGAAGTATATATTCTCTACTCCGCAAACTCAATGTAGATGTTAGGGACCTGAATAAGGTTAGAGATGTATATGGAGATGAACCTGAATACGATTCTAAAGAAGAATATGTAGTTAAGTTACAACTACCAAAAGAATTCAAACAATTGTACTTTTGCCCAAAAAGTATCAACCCCGCTTATAATCAAGCCCTTTACTATTTAAATAAAAGAGATATCACAAAAGCTGATATCGTAAAGTATAACATCGGATATTGTGAAGATGGGTTATATGGTGGTAGGGTTATTATACCTTCTTACGATGACAATGGTGACCTTAATTATTTCGTAGCTCGTTCTTTTTATGAAGATGAGAAAATGAAATATAAGAATCCGCCAATTAGTAGAGATGTAATTGTGTTTGAGAATCAAATAAATTGGAACGAACCAATTATTTTAGTAGAAGGTGTATTTGATTCATTTTCAGTAAAAAGAAATGTAATTCCATTATTAGGTAAGTTCTTACTTAGCAAGTTAAAAAACAAAATTATGGAAAAGGGTGTTACCGATGTAACAATTATGTTAGATTCTGATGCCGTAGATGATTCTACTAAACATACGGAATGGTTTATGAAAAATGGGATTAAAGTAAAAAATATTATACCAACTGATAAAGATGCTGGTGAAATGGGATTTAAAAAAGTAAACGAATTATTGAAAGGAGCTAAAGAAACCGGATGGGATGACTTAGTCCTATCCAAACTAAATAATATATGAGTAAATTAAAAAGAATTTATCATATTGCGGATATACACATTCGTAATGTAAAAAGACATAAAGAATTTAGAGAAGTATTCTACTCTATGTTCGATGAGATTAAGAAAAGAGGAACTGAAGATTCTATTATTTATTTGGCAGGTGATATTGCACACGCTAAATTGGAAATGTCACCTGAATTACTAAAAGAAATAAGTTGGTTATTAACGGAGTGTACAAAACATTGTGAAACTATTCTTATTGCGGGCAATCACGATTGTAATATGAATAATTCGGATAGATTGGATGTACTTACTCCAATTGTAGATGCATTAAAATTACCAAACCTACATTATTTAAGAGATACTCAAGTTTACGGAATAGGTGATGTGGATTTTGCAGTATTCAGTATATTTGATAACAAAAATAATTGGCCTAAAGCCGATGCATTATTTGCAAACAAAAAGATTGCACTATTTCACGGACCAGTTGATAACTCTCAAACCGATATCGGATATGTAGTATCTTCACGTCATTTTACAACTGATATGTTTGATGGATATGATTTAGCCCTATTGGGGGATATTCATAAAAGACAAGAGATGATATCACCATCCGGTTGTAAAGTGGTATATGCCGGTTCTTTGGTACAACAAAACTTCGGTGAGACATTAGATAAGCATGGATTCTTAGTTTGGGATTTAGATACAATGACCTATGAGGAAGTTGATATTCAAAATGATTATGGATATTATACTATGGATATCATAAATGGTATAGTACCAGATGTAATTAATTTACCAAAGTTTCCAAGACTTAGAGTAAGATTTTCTGATACCGATGCAGCAGATACAAAGCGAGCAATAACTGAAATCAAAATAAAATATGGAGTTGAAGATTTTACAATCATAAAAACTGATAGTTTAGCAAAGAAAAAAACTGGCGATAGAGATAACCAATTAGAACTTGAAGATATTACGGATGTTAATTATCAAAACTCTTTAATAACGGATTATATACAAAGGATGATGCCATTTATAACACCGGAAGATATATTAGGAATCCAATCATTAAATAAAGAAATTAATAGTAAGATAGTAATAGATGATTTAACCCGAAACGTACAATGGAAGCCGTTGAGGTTTGAATTCTCTAATATGTTTTCCTATGGTGAAGATAATATAATTAATTTTGATAAGGTTAGCGGACTAATGGGATTATTCGCACCAAATGCTAGCGGAAAATCATCCCTATTTGATGCGATATCATTTTGTTTGTTTGATAGATGTAGTAGGACATTCAAAGCAGGTAATATACTAAATAATCGTAAATCAGACTTCCATTGCCAATTGGACTTTAATGTAGAGGGAATCCCTTACTATATAAGGAGAGAAGCAAGGATGGTTAACAATGGAAAGAACGTTAAAGTAGATGTTCAATTTTGGAGGGTAAAAGACGGTATAACGGAATCCCTTAATGGAACTGAAAGGAGAGATACTAACTCCATCATCGAACAATACGTTGGTAGATATGAAGACTTTGTACTTACTGCCCTATCCCTTCAGGGAAACAATACCTTATTCATTGATAAATCACAATCGGAAAGGAAAGACCTAATGGCCCAATTTATGGGTTTAGATATATTCGATAAGTTGTATGAGGCTGCTAATGAAGATATTAAGGAAGTGAGTGCACTTATCAGAAATTTCAAACGTACTGATTTTACAACCGAATTAGCGACAAAAGAAACCGACCTAAAGGAATCAAAAAAAATTGTAAACGAGTTAGAGATAACCCTTAAAGATTTAAACAAAAAAAAGGAAGGAATCCAAAATCAAATATCTGACCTAAAGGAATCACTAACTCCAATCGATAGCCGATTAGAACTATCCACGTTAGAGGCAGCGAAGGGCAGCATTGAGAGCAAATTGGTAACTAACAGAAAGGATAGAGAAGATAAAGAAGTTAAAATAAACGAATACCAGACACTTTTAAATGAAGTATCACAATCCATAAATCAACATTCGGAAATAAATGGATTATCAATAGATGATGCCAAAAAAGAGTGGGATTTAGCAAAGGGTAAAATTGCAGATGTACAGCAACAAATAGATAGATTAGAATCACAATATGAATCTAATTTAGATAAGTTAAAACATTTGGAACAACATGAATATGACCCTAATTGTCAGTATTGTATGAATAATGTATTCGTTAAGGATGCCATTGCTACTAAAGAAGTTGTTAAAACACAAGAATCTCAATTAGAAACTCTTAATATTGCTCACCATGCTTTAATCAAAGCAACTGAACCGTTTGCTGATGTTGAAGATGTGTGGAGTAGTTTAATAGAACTTCGTAACAAATATCAAAAAGGTGAAATCATTATTCAAAAAACGCAAGCGGAGTGGGATGGTTTAGGAACTCAATACGAGCTTTTGATAACACAACTTTCCGGAATAAAAGCGGATATCAATAGATACAATGCAATATCAGAAACCATATTACAAAATAAAGAAATAAATGAACGCATTAAAACTTTAGAAATTCAGAAAAAGGAATTTGATAAAGATATTTTAGATACAAATAAAAAGATTTTACAAA